AATATCAGAGGTCTCAGCATTGATTGTAAATGTGTGGTTGGTTGCATATGCATAACTGTTACCACTTGCATCAAAAAGCATAAGGTCTCTACCTTTTATAATGTTTCCCATATTATTATAATAATTTTTTTATCTTATTTATTTATCTTAAAATTAAATTGCATTCTCTGTACAAATGCACCTCCACTATATTCTTCTGTGGCTAATGATATTTTGGCATCATTAATAATCATATTGTCAAAAACAACATATTGCTTTTCTAGGATTCCTCTTATTGTATTTGCTATTTCTATTGTCTGTTGGTATTTATCTCCCACTACTGTTATTTCCACTGTAACATCATCTTCATATATCCCATCTTTGCATCCATCAGATATTAAGTTAACACGTTTATATATTACAAATGGGAATTTTGCATTATTGTCTGCTACTAGTGGATATACCTTTGCATTTTGACATTGATTATTAAGGCTGCTAAATATGTACTTGCCAATGTTAAGTGTATCAATCATTCACTAATTCTGTTTTTATTGTCTTATTCTGCTGGGCTTTATTTGGCTCTATATTAAGTATTCTATAAACCTTACCTTCCCACCTTATTCTGTCAAAATCATCCACTGGAACATAATACCTAACTTGAAAAGTTTTAATGTTGGAATAAGTAACTTCATTGTTAACCAATAATCTGTTTCCACCGTTATGAACTAGCCTTGCACGTGTACTATATTTTGTTACCCATTCCTCTGTTTCCTCTCCAAAATCATTAACAGTTAAAACGCTCTCTATAATATCAATTTGTTCTGTAAGTAAACCCGCTCTCATAGTAAGTTAAATGTTTGCATTATTATAATCTCTATACATATTTAGTATGTACGTTAATGTATTTGGTATCTCATTAACTTGTGTATAACCTACAGATTCTCTGTTGTCATATAGATTTGCAATAAATAAGAGGATTGTATGAAGAAGGGGCTGTGGAATTTCCCCTTCTTCTGATATAATATCCTCAAAAGTTTTATCAATATGCTTTTCAACTAAGGTTTCAGCCACATTTTCCAATTGTACTAAATAAGTATCATCTTCTGTGTATTCTGCATCCAAATTCAAATGCTTCTTTATTGTCTCTAAGTCTATAAGCATAATGATATTAATTTATATTGTTATTCAGTTTAGGCTCTAGTCTTACCAAATACAAATGCCTCTGGACGTAATACCTTAGCATCAAAGTAAGCATTAACTACCAATCTTACACATCCGTTAACGGCTTGTGAATACTCATCTACAGTAATATCAATGTCACCCCATGAAGCAACTGCAAGGTTACTGAAATCACCATATACATATGCACCAGCGGTTGTTACATTAGAGGTAGTAAGCGCTGGAACACCATCAACTTCTCCACCTTCATAAACCAACTGTGTATTCTTAGAACTCTTAGCCATTGCACGGAGGTCAGCCTTTGCACCAGTAGAAAGCAAATACTTCATATCACCATATACATTAGCATCCTCAACCTCTGCTTCATTAGCAACAATCTTTGCAAAAGTATCACCCTCTTTAAGTGTAGCGCCATAGAAAATACCCGCTGGCTGAGTAGTAGAACCAGATGCACTACCAAAGATAGTAGCCTCAAGTTTATCATTCAAAGCATTAACAATGTCTCTGCGGATTGCATTCTCAACACCAATGGTATCTTGTGCAATAAGTTTCTTTGAAATGTCAACATAAGCGGTAAGTCTCTTAGGCTGCAAAAGCACAGAGGTAAATGTGTTGGTAGAAGCACCAGCGGCTGCAATTTCACCAGCCCAACCTACATTACCATTACCCATTACTGGGATTGAAATGTCACCCATTGGTACGCCAGTGTACCATTTAACACCTAGTTTAGAAAGTACTGAGTTTGCGTACAATGGCTCAAGAATACCTTGAATCTGCTTTTCTACAACATCTTCACCCTCTGTTGCCACAGTAATCTCTCCATTTCTCTTTTCTACTTTGGTATCTGCGTTAATAGTAAATTGCTTTGTACCGTTGTCCATAGCGGAACGGATTTCTTTTACAATTGAAATGTTCTTTTTCATAGTATTAAAATTGCGGTTATTTATAATTTTATTTTCTTTATCTTCTGCTGATTCATCACCATCATCTTCTTTATCCTCTGGTAACTCCTCATCATATTGTGCTAGTTTCTTGTTTAGTTCATCCAACTGCTCTTTAAGGTTTTTAATCTCCTCTTTGTTATCATTAAATTCCTTTGCCTCCTCATCCGTCATTTCACGGATTTCTGTTTTACAAACATCAACAATCTCTTTGCACCTTTTCATAAGGACTGCTTGCTTGTCCTTTAATTCAACTGAATTAAGTTTTTTCATAGTAAATTATTACTTTTTTTTATAAAAATAATTATTGAAAAACAATTGATAATAAATTAATAATAAATTTTTTGAAATCTATATATTATTTGAATAAAATAATATATGGTTTATATAATATAAATATATAGATAAA